CTCTGTGGACACCCCGGCGGCGGCAGGTGAAACCGTAACTGGTGCGGGCGGTGGTATCAGTTATATCTACAAAGACCTTGGCGGCCTGCTCGTGTGTTACGCGTTTAACGGCACGACATTTGTTGACAATGAGGTTCTGACCTTCTCGGGTGGCAAAACCGCCGTAGCAGATGGCATTCAGATCAACGAGGATATTATGGTACCAAGAACGGCAGCGAGCGACACCTTCAATATCGACGCTGTCGGTAATAAGATGTACTGCATCCCCGTATCGGCGGATATGCTTGGCGACGGTTACGATTGCCTCGAAGTGAATATTGCCGACCTTAACACGACAGAATGGGCGGCATGGGCGGTCCTCAGTGGACCGCGCTATGCTTCAGAGATCATGCAGACGGCGATCTACGACTGATAATGTGGGGGCCTGAAATATGGCCCCTTCTTTAAAGGAGGTTCCACTATGAAAAAGCTGTTTTTGATCGCCGCTCTCATAGCACTGCTCATCGTGCCGTATATGGGGCAGGCGGCAGAACTTAACAACGTGACATCGAAAGGCGTTGACGGCGATCTTGTTTTTTACAACAAGGACGGCACCGAAATCGCCCGATTTGACGACAGCGCCGCTGCTTTAGATGTGACAACCCTTACCCATTCCCGCGAACGCTCCTTTTCTCTCCCGCTATCAGGTTTTGTCAACGCATACGATGCGTCGCCATTGGTGGTGACAACTACGGGGCTCCCAGGGTTGCAGGTAGACGACTATATCCCAAATATTGTATGGACAGCCGCAGGATATGCATCGCCCGTATCCGTAACATTCCGTGTTCCGTCAGACTATTCAAGTGGCGGGGCATTCCGGCTTATATGCACGGAGTCCAGCAGCTTTACGACACCCAACCGCGTTGATTTTGACGTCTATGTATACCGGATAGCAAGCGGACTCCTCTCGACTACCGCAAACCAGACCCCCGTCGCATTGACGGGGACAACGGAAGTGCCAGTGTTGGTAACGCTAACACCCGGTACAAACTTTAACGCACTCGCGGGCGGTGACTGGGTAACATTGCGGATATGGAGAGATGGCACCATTGATGCTCAGGGCGACCTGGAGGTAAAGGGCGTTGAGTTTTTCTATACTGCAAGCAATTAAAGGGAGGGGGGTGACCCCCTTCCTCATAATCCCATTGTTCATTATGGGGTGTATCTTCTTCCTCCCCTCGCGGGTGATCGACCTGCGCGAGCAGGAGATGCTTTTCCCTCTCATAGGGATAGGTCTCTACCTTGCCGGGAGCATATTCTTTAAAATCAACAAAGCGGTAGGCGCTGTTTACGCCTTTACGATCATTTACTCGCTCTGCACATTTACGCCGGAAGGCTATCGGTTTCTGCTCATCCTCACGATGTTTATATGTCTCTACCATGCCGTGGTTCTCAATTATGAGGAGATAGCTCGGCACAAGACGCTGATATTCAACCTCCTGTGCATCTTCGCGTTGCTCAACGTCTTATGGATAATCTTACAGGTCAACGGGATTTTTATATTTTTTAAGCCTATAAAAGACATCCCGACGATAGAGACAGGCTTCTTTGCCAACAGGAATGAAGTGTCCATATTTCTTGCCGCCTGTTTGCCTTTCTTTTTCAGAAAATGGTGGAGCATAGGCATTATTCCCGTCCTTGCAGGGCTTGTCATGGCTAAGACGCTCAACGGCATGGTGGGGGCAATCATAGTCCTTGCCATCTACGGCATTGTGCTCAATATCAGGTATGGGATAGAACGTAAAACTCTTATTTTAGCCATGTCTGCCTTTATGGTTATCTCCGCCGGGGCATATATCAAATATGTGCATGGCGGAGGGGTAGAGGCGCGGGCAAGCGCGTTTAAAAAGGCGGCGGAGTTGGTATACGACAAGCCCCTGCTGGGCTGGGGCGTTAATCAGGGACAATTTGTGATCCCGCTCTATCTCAATGGCAACAGACAGGTTCCACAATATCTCACATGGGCGTACAAGCGCGTTATCTATCATGATGATTTCAAGCGGGTTTACCTTGCGAACCCAGAACGCCACAAGACAGATGACAGAATGTGGATCAGGCTCCACAATGATCCCCTGCAATGGACCGTCGAAACAGGGATAATCGGTCTTCTCGGTCTCCTGTGGATAGTCATATCTCATGCAAAATCATTTATTAAAAACAAGAAAAGAGATGTCCTTTTCGGCCTGGCCGTTCTCTGTCTGCTGTGGACGGCAAACGCATTCTTTACCTTTCAAATCGGGCGCTTTGCTTTCCTGACTGTATTTGCAATGGCCTACATTCAGGGCGGCTATCTCTATGAAAGAAATCAACGGAGGATAGAAATATGAAAAGAAAAATATATATCACAGCAATGATCATCGTGGCGGTCTTGTTTGCCTACACGATCCGGGCAGCAGTAACAACCACAACCCCCGCCGTTGATAATTTCCCGCCCCGCAATAATGCAGGGGCTTTTATGGTCAATGCTACGTCCAGCGACGCTTCTGCGTGTGAGGCACTGGTTGCAGCCCCAGGATCGGGGAAATACATATTCGTGAAACATATAACGATAAATGCAACATCGCCCAATTCTGTTACCGTTGGGGAAGGGGAAACTACACCGGGATCCGTCGATACTGTGCTGGTGGGGCCGGTTTATCTTGGAGCGGGTACATCATTGCAATGGGAATTTAACCCACCTCTTAAATTAACAACCAATAAATCGCTTACCGTTGACACCAGCGACACCGGTAAAGTCATGTTTTTTATTCAGGGATATATCGAATGATAGGAGACCACCATGCCGAACGGATTCCTCGTATTGAATGAGAAAGATTGGGAGAATATGACCGCAGATCAGAAAGAATGGGCGACCTTCAATACGTTGCAATCCATGAATGAACGGTTGAAATCGCTGGAGAAGAAAACCGCTTTTGACAGGGTATGCAGCTTCATGGGCGGCGTGGTCGGTGGCGCGGCGGCGTGGTTTGGTATCCACATCACAAAGGGATGACAATGAGAGTAAAACTCGACACGGCCCCGGTACTTGAACCGATCACGCTGGCAGAGCTTAAAATACATCTCAGGCTCGACAGTGAGACCCTGGCGGGCAATATCATCACCTATCAGAGCATCCTCCCCGGCTCCCATATTGTCGCCGATAACTACACGACACATGCAGGGGCAGCCGTTGAAGTCCTCGGTAAACAGGCCATTGTTAATCTCAATGCCGGGACGGTAGGGTCCGGCGGCACGGTAGATGCCAAGCTCCAGGAGTCCGACGACAATGTTACTTATACCGATGTCACCTCGGGGGCATTCACGCAGGTCAAGGATTCCAACGACAACGCGATCCAGGAGAAGGCTTATACCGGGTCAAAACGCTATATCCGGGTCGTGGCAAAAGTGCTTGTCGCCGCCTGTGAATTCGGCGCGGATGTGATCGTCAATGCCGCCACGACTGCAGAAGACGACGACCTGACCGATCTTATCACCGATGGCCGGGAGACGGTAGAGATCATCACGAGGCGGGCACTTCTTAGCCAGACATGGGAATACTACCTTGACAAATTCCCCTCTGAGGATTTTATCAAGCTGCCGTTCGGGAACCTGCAGAGCGTGACCTCGATTAAGTACAAGGATTCTGACGGGACTGAAACAACCATGACCGTCACCACTGATTACCTTGTAGAGACTAACGGCGACGGTTGCGGACGTATAGTATTGCCGGATGGTGCTTCATGGCCTTCCGATTCGCTCTACCCGTCGAATCCTATCACGATAAAATTTGTCTGCGGCTGGACGGCTGCCGCCTCGGTGCCTAAGAACCTGAAACGCGCCTGCAAATTTGCGGCTGAGAATGCCTATTATCACGGTGACCGGTGGGAAACATTGAAGCCTGTAATAGAAAACCTTTGCGCGAGTTACCGGCTGTGGGAGGAATTTTGAACCCGACAAGTTGTGACCTTAATAAACAGATTAATATTTGCGGAAAGGATGAAAAGGGAAGATTTGTCAAAGGACATAAGCATTCTCCTGAAACTTTGGAAAAAATTAGAGCATCTAAAACTGGTTGTAAGGGACATCCGTGTTGGATGAAGGGACTAACTAAAAAAACGGATGAACGGATAGCAAAAATGGCTGCCAATAAAACAGGAAAGAAAACCGGTCCACGTCCAGATAGAAAAGGGATCCGTGTGTCCATTTCTACGGAATTTAAAAAAGGCCAACACACAAGTATTGCCACGGAATTTAAAAAGGGTATGTTCGCTAAAGAGAAACACTCTGCATGGAAGGGTGGTGTATCAACGGAATATGAAAAAATTAAGATAGGGCCAGAATATAAAGCATGGAGAATGGCTGTCTATCAGCGCGATCATTTCCATTGCCAGATATGCAAAAAGCATTGCAGTGAAAAGGATATAGCGGCCCACCATATCAATAGTTTTGCCGCCTATCCCCATCTCAGATTTACAATTGATAATGGAATCACGCTTTGTCGAAGTTGCCATATTAAAGTTCATAAAGATAAGGAAACCGGACAATGCAGACCATCAGCGAGTTAAATAAAAGGATAACCTTACAAGCTCAAACAAAAACGCCTGATGGTGCAGGTGGATTTCAAGTTGTTTGGGTGGACATGGCGACGATCTGGGCTAAAAAAACTACCCATAGAAGCGACGAGGCGATGCAGGCAATGGCCATGACCGGGACAGCAATTCATAACTACAGAATACGTTATCGGACTGGCATAAAAAGTTCTTGGCGTATAAAAGATGGTGATAAATATCTTAATATTATTGGGCCTCCAATAGAGGTTGAGCGAAAAAGATGGCTGGATATTATGTGTAAGGAAGTCGCATGAAAAATCTTTTTGCGGCCATAATGACGAAAACAAGCGGATCATCCCTTTCAACCGCCGTGGGAGGGCGGATTTATCTTGATGAAGCCCCGGCAGGTTGCGAGTTCCCGTATGTGGTGTTTCGGGTGGTCACGGGCGGTCCCGACAATATGTTCAACAAGAAGGGCAAGGATACCCTTATTCAATTTTCGTTGTTTAGCACATCAAAAGGGGCGACAGAAATAACGACCATGTATGCCGACCTCATGGCTCTGTTCGACGAGTGCGTAATGACGATCACCAGTAACAACCTTGTCTTAATGGATTTTCAGAACCTTGCTACGATGGTTGACGAGATTACCACGCCGGAAGGAACGGCGACGCTGAAGCACTGGGCGGTAGATTTTAACATCATTACCCAGGAGAGTTAAAAAGTTATGCAGAGATTGAAAGACAAGCACAGAGGACAGACAGCATGGATCATCGGCAAAGGCCCCTCTCTTGCCT